ATCTATATGATGGAAAAAAACCGCTTGGATGAGGAAGAAATGCTCATTCTTGCTACATTAGACGATTAAAGGAGAAAACAATGGCAGTATCTAGCTTTATATCAATAAACTACCCAATTTATCCGCGTCCTGAATATGTAAACGCAGTTGCTATGGCTACTGCCACAGCAGAAAACATACCTGTACCAGCAGGAGCAACACACGTTTTAATAAGTGGGTCAGGAAATTTCCTTGTAAATTTCTTTGGTACGGCATCCTCTCCGGGCGACACAACGGATGGCACGGCTTCATTCTATTGTGCAACACAAAAAGAATATTGGTTCTCTCTTGAACCAAGAACAGACGGAACACCCATAGCAAACATTAGTGTGATTCCCGTTACTAGTGCAACTGTCACGGCGGCTTTTTACAAAAAGAACTGATTTTAACAACAAAAGAGGATTTGAATGACTGAAACCACTGGTTTTCTGAAACCCGCAGATATTCGCGCTAAAGCGGATGCTGCATTTAACCAGCCCAAAGTAGAGGCATCTGAACAGCCACAACCTGTTAACGATGCACCGCAGGAAATTGCACAAGAACAGGTTACAGAAGCCCCTCAAGATGGTGAGGTTGAACAACCAATTGAACAGGCAGCGCAGCCTAAGCCTAAAACGCCATACATCCCCAAGCCCCGCGTGGATGAGATGGTGCAGAAAGCGCGAGAAGAAGGTGCTTTGACAGCTAAGCAGGAAGCCGAACAGTTGCGCCAACAAAACCTAGCAATGGCGCAGTATATTCAGCAGAATATGCAAAAAGCAGCACCTAAAAGCGAACCTGAAATTGACACTAGCAAGTATCTTGATGATGAGCTTGCTAAGGAAGTGTTTGCAATCAAGAAAGAAAACGAGCAGCTACGCAATCAGTTAGGCCAGATTGTTCAAACCACTAGCGCAGATAAGACTTTTGGTCGTATGGAACAAATCGAAACCGCATTTGCAGCGCAGAATCCTGATTACTCACAGGCCGTTCAGCATGTGATTGCATTGTATCCAAGTCAGGATATGGGTGCAAAAACGGTATGGGATATTGCAACGACAGCATTGAAAGAGAATAAAAACCCCGCCGCAGAGCTTTATGCTTTTGCAAAGAAAGCGGGATTTGCTGCTAAGCCAGCAGTTATAAAGAATTCACCTAATCTTGCAGCGATTAACCGCAATGCGGATAAAGCGAGAAGCATAGGTGATATATCGTCGGACGTACCAACCACAGACGCACCAGCTTATGATTATAAAAAGCTGGTAGGCCGTCAAGGTTTGAGCGACCCGAAAAAGATACGCGAACTTGCTACTAAAATTGGCAATCGCGCAGGCAACCTCGTCTAATCCACGACACGGATTTATTGCCTTTTAATACACCGTTAGTCCACGACACGGACATTTCGCATGTTCAGCGCGATAGCTGGCACTTCCACATATTTCATCAACATATTTTAGCTAGGGGATTCCTATGGCTTCCACACAATTTTTAACGGGCGATCCGCAGACAGTTAAGGTCTGGGCTGATTCGCTCTACTATGACGCAGTCAGCGACAAGACGCTGGTGGGTCAACTTATTTCTAACGGTATTCTGGTTAACAAAGAAGAACTTAACAAAGGCGCGGGCGATCAGATTAAGATTGACCTTGCTGGCCGTATTATCAGCAAAGGCTCTATCGGTATGCAGCCTGTCACTGGTAACGAAGTTGCGCTCTCTTTCTATCAGGACACCATCGACATCAACGGGCTTCGTATTGCGGTGAATATACCTAATACCGGGACCATTGATGCACAGCGTGTTAAGTTTGACCTTCCAGATACAAGCTATGAAATGCTGCGTAACTGGTATTCAGACCGCATGACGCTTTCCGCCATGAACCAGCTTGCAGGCTACACTGCAACATCTATTTCTTGGGATGGGCTGACCTATACTGGAACTGACCGTATAGAGTTGACTGGTATGCAGACCGCCGTTGCACCGACTGGTACTAACCGTATCATTCGTGCAAATGGCCTTGCAACTGACCAAGCAGTAGCAGCAGATGCAACTGCAACCTTCAAACTGTCGCTAATTGACGATGCTGTATCGGCTGCAAATAAAAACCAGCCAACGGGTCGTTATATTGGACAGCTTGCAGGTGGTAACATCAAGTATCATTGCTACGTGCATGTTGACCAGTTCAAGCAGATTGTTCAGGACACCACCGCGCCTCAGCAGTTCCGCGAGATCATGCTTGCTAAAATCGCAAGCGGTCAGACGAACGCTGCATTGATTGGTCAGTCGCTTGAATACAATCAGACCTTGATTGTCGCAACCGACAAGATTCCAAACGGTGTAAACTCAGGCACTTCCGCAGCAGAAGCAAACGCACGCCGCGCCGTATTTACGGGCCGTGACGCTGGTTCTATTGCGTTTGGTATGGGTTATTCGGCTGGTGGCGAAACTACTCCGGGCTTCTCGTTCTATGAGGATATTCTGGATGGTGGTGCTTACCGTCAAATCACTGCTTCGTGTGTGCATGGTATTAAAAAGCACACGTTTAACAGTGTGGACAATGGCACTATCGTTTTAACCACTTACGTTGCTTAAGGAGATAGTCACATGCCTAATTTTAATGGAACCGCACTTGCTCCAGCACCTTTTGTTGCTGGCACAGTGCAAAGCGTAGTTGGTTCGGTCACTTGGGGTTCCACCCTAGCGTCTGCTGATACGTTTACTTTCACTAACTTACTGCCTGCAAACCCAGTAGAGCCTATTGCGGTTTCTATATGGGGTTCTGAGCCAGACACTAACGCATCGCCAACCGCAACGCTTGTTTTTGGTAACTCAGATTCCGCAAACGGTTATCTGACTTCTAAAACAGCAGGCGGCGCAGTGCAGCAGTATAGAGTAGATGGTGATGGTGCATTGCTTGGAACGCTCGTTTCAAACCGTACTCTCATTGGTTTGCTTGGTGGCACAATGGGTACTGGCTCGGCAGCAGGCACGCTGTACGTCAAAGTTGACTACGTTTGCCAAAATCATCAATAAGGAGTAACTTGAATGGCGACTTTAGGGCAAATGAAAACCCGCTTATTAGCGGAAATCAATCGTTCGTCAGCGGCGGATATAACCGCCGTTACGAATGCCCTATTGTCTGCCATTCGATATTATCAGGGGAGGCCTTTCTGGTTCTTGGAGGTATCCAGCACTTTAACAGTGACGGATAACACAAGCGATGTAAGCCTCCCCGCTAATTTTCAGCAGCTTGTCTGCTTGCGTAACGCTTACAATGGTACGGATTATGGTGATGGTTACGGCTTCGATGAGGTTACATTTCGTGAGTTGCAAAACGTCTGGAAACAAGTGGCACCCACGCAAAGACAATTCAGCAAATGGGCATTGTTTGGTACTAAGATTTATACGGACTCCCTCGCCAACGGTGCGCAAACCCTCAAGATAGATTACATCAAAGGGGATACCACGCTACCAAGCGGAGATAGCGACACTTCTGTAATGTTTGAAGAAGCGCAGGACATGATTCGCTACCGCTCGCTAATCATGCTGTATCAGGATTATCTGCACGATACGGATAGCCCTATGGTGGATAGATATCAGCAAGAAGTTATACGCTGGGAAAACAATTTAACCAGCCGTAGCAATACCCGCATGCAAACGATGAGAATAATGTGACCACAGCAACCAAGCGCATTCCGATACCTATCATTGGGCAGTGTCAGCCTAATAGTTCATGGTCTGTAGATAATAGCGGCATTGATTACCTTGGAAACAGCACCAGCGCATACGGATTTGAAGGCAATAAAGTCCTGAATATGGATAAATGCTTTGTTCGTGCGGGTAAAATATATAGTTCGTTCGGATTCGCACAGCTTTATACAGGATTTACAGGTGTTCCATCCACGCAAATGCTGTATCAATATAATGCAACGTCATTTCGGTTAATGACCGGAACTAACACAAGATTATATGCGGATAATATAAACATCACACCGCTACAAACCAGCACCACTGCAATTGCAAACAGTATAGATACGACAAACGGGCTTGCCACGATTGTTGTGGATGCAGTGGCTCACGGGCAGGCGGTAGGTGACCGTGTAAAAATAAACGGATCAACGGACGTTGGCGGTATTCTGGCTGCAAACATCAACAAAGAACATATCATCACGGCTATTACGACTGACACTTTCACGGTGAACACCGGAACGAATGCGACATCGACCGTATCAAATGGCGGTGGCGGAGCGATAACGTATCAAAAACAGATAGCGGCTGGAACTGCTATGGGTGTGATTGATGCTAGAATATGGTCAATGGATACGTTTGGAAACCTGCTTATTCTAACGCCCGGTAATCAAACGGGTGTATATAAATGGGATGGGGACACAGCAATAGCACCAACGGCATTAACTAACGCACCAACCGCAGTTGATTATGTATTTGTACATAATAATATTATTTGCACACTTGGCGCAGGTGGGCAGCGCAACCGATTCAAAACTTGCTCGCGTGGCAATGAAACGCTTTGGGATGTGACCGCAACAGGTTCAACCGCGTATGAAGATGACATAGAGGGTGCAAGTCGCCTGATTAGTGGAATATCCGGCGATGGGTTTGCTTTGGTATGGTCGCTGAATAAATGTTACCGACTGGACTATAAAGGCACCCCCGATATATGGGGAGAGCCTGAGACAATCATGCAGGCCGATGGTATTGCATCCCCTATGGC